AATTTAAGCTTGTTCTGGAATAATATGCTTAAGCTGGGTGGGTGGACTAAAACAAACAACGTGCTTGCGCTACGCAAGTCATTTATGAAGCTGGAGCCCCTAAATGTGCGCACAAATACGGACGAGTATTTAGATAGTGAAGGAAAAACGTTGCGGAAGAAGATACAGGAGCGTATATACAATCAAGGATACCTAATAACGCAACAAGCCATAGCAGCTGGTTATTATCGCACAGCGGATCAAGTACATAGAAATGTGTTAAATTTCTCAAACTCGCGGTCAGCCGGATTGGGTAGTTTAAAGGTTGAAATATCTGGTGTGAGCAGATCAATGACCTCTAAAAATGCATTCGCTTTGGCTAAAGGTGATGGAGTATTTGATCTAACTCTACACCCATTCCAAACAGTATCATATAAAACGTGGACGGAGAAAGTACGTGAATTAGGGTTTGACCCAACTAAAATAAGTGACCCATTGAAAAATGATATACTCATACTTAATCAAAGGAAAATAGGAATACGAAACGTTCCAGGTGGGAAGGAACCAAGAGCTATATACATGACAACATATGACGTGTTCATAATGCAACAAGTGCTACTAGCGTTTGTGGATTACTCCAACGATATACCGCGCAAGGAGGCAGCGGCGGAGATATTTTCGAGTAGGGATGACCAGGGTAATGTCAATATAGCACCAAGGATGGATTATACCGACGATTGGATCGCCGCGATATTAATGGCTGCAACTAATGGGTACACGATATTATCTCTAGATTTTGGAAACTTTGATATAACTCTGACGTATAGTAAGGTGCTTAAGCCATACTATGACGGGGTGGCGAAAGCGCTACGTGATTTCGGTCCGCGATGGTTCACGCAACCTTACTTCAATTATAAAGGAAATAAAATCACGATGCTGGAATTGGGTGATTTATACTTCGATAGTCTAAAAGCGAACTACTACCACATACGTGAAGGGAAAGAAGTATTCCAGCAACTAATAGAATCGGTTACCTCTGGGAACAGAGATACATTCCTAACCAACACAAAAATAAACGAGGCGATAAATGAGGAAATAACTGCAGCAACTATAAATGTGACTCAGGGCAGAGTACCAAGTGTCAGTGCAAACACTATAGCAGGTGATGATACATGTAGTGCATTTTCAACTTCGGGTTGTTCTCAGTCGGACATAAAAGCGATTAGGGCTGAGTTGTCAAAGATTGTAAACGCCATAGGGCTAACTTTGAATGAAGATAAGACAGACATGGCGGTAAATTGCATGGAGTTTGCGAAAATAATGAACCTGTACGGTGTAATCATTCGCATTGGTTTAATGCAAATACTTACCGCTGAGAAGGAGGACAATGTTGAAGACCCTGTGACGCGTATAGTTGGAATGCATCAGCAGGCGTTATTCTTTGCTCAGCGATATCCGGGCAATATAACTTATATGACGGATATATTCATTCTTTTGGGGTCGTTGATGTATGAGCTTGAAATAAGTGACAAACGTACGGGGATGCGTAAGTCATACGTTCCACCAGTATTTTTGCAAATAGTGCCAAGCTACATGAAGGGTGGTTGTGGTGCGACACTAACTGGGATCGCAAATAACGAGGATGTATTCAATTTGAACTCGCCATGGAGGCAGGATTTTCTAGCATATTGCGGTCTAGCGACGAATGTTAAGTTCACACGCACGGCGGCGGAGAAGGATGCCCTCGTAGCGAAACTAGATG